CTTAGGTGTGGTGATCGCCGATCCCGTTTGGCTAAAATCAAAAATATTTCCTTACGACAGAATACAGGTTCAACAGATGGAGGCGTGGTTAGGGCTGCTCGAGAAGACCGGTTTTATTAGTCTTCTCTCCGTCAAATCGGAGAGTTTCTACTATCTTCCTACTTTCTCCCGTCACCAAATAATCAATCGACCTAATTTGGACGATGTAAATATTAATAAGGAGCTATTAGACAGTATTTTAGCTAAATTCACTGATCAATCAGTGATCAATCATGGATCAATCAGTGATCAATCAGTGACTATAATAGGAGAGGAAAAGGAGAGGAATAGTAGTACCCCCTATAATCCCCCTAAGGGGGAAATCGGCTCTCCGGACTCTGACGATGAATCCGTAAAAAACGGACCAGAGAAAAAGAAAAGTTGCGGCAAAAGAAAAGAGACTGATTTATCCTTCGTCGAACCTTCGCTCCAGCCAGTTATGGCGGAATGGCTTGCTTACAAGTCTGAGCGCGGACAGACCTATCGGCAGCAGGGATTAAAGGCTTGTTATTCCAAATTGCGGGAACTTTCAAACGGGGAGCCGGACATTGCCCGTAAGATCATCCGACAATCTATGGCAAATAACTGGGCGGGGTTATTCCCGCTGAAAACGACAAATGACTATGGACGAAGTACAAAGAATCAACCCCCAAGCCCTGATGAACTCGCTCGGGCTGTCGCCGAAGGAATCTCTCGCGCTCACACTCGCCAAGAGTGGGAGTGAGGAGGTATCCGTACTTGCCGGGCCTCCGGCATCGACGGCACATATCGCCACGGCGGTGCATAAGCTGTCCGTATGTTTCCCGGATATGTCGAGCGAATTCTTCTCCATCCTTGCCGAGCGTATCGGGAAGACGGGGATGAGCGGGAAGCGGCTGGAATATGCCCTGAACAGGGTACTGGACACGTTTACGTACAAACGGCTGACGATCGCCGACATCCTGGGCATTGATGTGAAATGTCGGATTCTGACGTATTCTGCGATGTGTAATGAAGTAGCTCGGAACGGCGGCAGCACGGACGATTACGCTCCGATACGCATCAATGGGGCCGAGAAACCCAGCTGGGTGCTCAAAGTGGACAAGGCACGGTATCATATCCCGGACGAGCTATGACGTACATCGGCATTGACACGGGCGTGCATACAGGCTTCGCCGTATGGCATTCAGACTCTAAATATCTCGCCGAGGTCTCCACGTACACCATCACCCAGGCAATGGAGCGCGTGAAGATGCTTGCGGACATCCTCGGAAAAGACAACATCCGGTTGTTCATCGAGGATGCCCGGCAGCGCAAGTGGTTCGGACACTCAGGGCGGGAGAAATTGCAGGGCGCGGGCTCCGTGAAGCGCGACAGCCGCATCTGGGAGGACTGGTGTATGGAGCAGGGGCTGCAATATCGGATGGTGCCCCCGAAGAACAACCGCACGAAGCTATCGGCGGCGCAATTCAGGGTCTTTACAAAGTGGCAAGGTAGGACCTCAGAACACTCGAGGGATGCCGCCTGTATCGTTTTCGGAAGATAACAATCACAACTACCAACAACTATGAGCAAAGAGATTAAAATATCGATTAAGAACCGCTGGACAGGTTCTATCATTTTCGAGTATTCGAGCGTTGATAATACGCTCGCCAAAACGGTAGCGGAGGCATTGAAAGGCGACGCCGACCTGCGCGGAGCCAACCTGTACGAAGCCGACCTGTACGGAGCCAACCTGCGCGGAGCCAACCTGCGCGGAGCCGACCTGCGCGGAGCCGACCTGCGCGTAGCCGACCTGCGCGGAGCCAACCTGTACGAAGCCAACCTGTACGGAGCCAACCTGCGCGGAGCCAACCTGCGCGGAGCCGACCTGCGCGGAGCCAACCTGTACGGAGCCAACCTGCGCGGAGCCAACCTGCGCGGAGCCGACCTGCGCGTAGCCAACCTGTACGAAGCCAACCTGTACGGAGCCAACCTGCGCGGAGCCGACCTGCGCGGAGCCAACCTGTACGAAGCCAACCTGTACGAAGCCAACCTGTACGGAGCCAACCTGCGCGGAGCCAACCTGCGCGGAGCCGACCTGTACGGAGCCAACCTGTACGGAGCCAACCTGCGCGGAGCCAACCTGCGCGGAGCCGACCTGCGCGGAGCCAACCTGTACGAAGCCAACCTGTACGGAGCCAACCTGCGCGGAGCCGACCTGCGCGTAGCCGACCTGCGCGGAGCCCGAGGTAGCTATATGGCTTGTCCTACCGACGGCAGTTTTATCGGATGGAAAAAGGCTTCGGGATATGTCGTGAAGTTGCAAATCCCGGAGGATGCCCGCCGCAGCTCTGCCGGAGGCGAAAAATGTCGCTGTGACAAAGCCTATGTGGCGGAGATTCAGAATGTCGATGGAACCAAAGCCGACATCGAGACGGTTTGTTCGGATCATGACGAAAAATTCGTGTATGCGGTCGGCGCTACCATCGAGGTTTCCGATTTTGACGATAACCGTTGGAACGAGTGTGCTCCGGGTATCCACTTCTTCATCGACCGCCGGGCGGCTGTGGAGTATTAACACGAAAGCTATGAAAGTCATCGTCACCTTTTCGGGCGGAAAAGACAGCCTTGCGGCGCTGTTGTGGACCCGGGAGCATATCACCAAGAATTTCACGACCGTATTCTGCGATACGGGCTGGGAACATCCGCTGACGTATGAGTACATCCACCGGATAGCCGACAAGTTGCACCTCGACCTGGTAACATTGAAGTCGAAGAAGTACGACGGGATGGTCGCTCTTGCAAAGAAGCAGGGGAAATGGCCCTCTCCGCGGTTCCGTTCATGCACGGGTGAATTAAAAACCATGCCTACGATTGACTATGTGCTGGACGAGGTGCAAGACAACTTGTTGATGATTCAGGGCATCCGGGCTGCGGAATCTGCACGACGGGCGGCTATGAGTAAGCAATGCACCTACTTCAAATACTACTTTGAGCCGTATGGTTACAACAAAGCAGGAAAGCCGAAATACCACACCTACCGGGGAAAGGATGTCTGTACTTTCCGGAAAAAGTATGCCGACGATTTGCTGCGCCCCGTGTTCGACTGGTCGGCGCAGCAGGTCATCGATTATATCCTCGCTGCCGGGCTGGAGCCGAATCCCCTCTACCGCATGGGCTACAAGCGCGTCGGGTGCTGGCCGTGCGTAATGAGTGTGCATCGGGACATACTGAACATTGCGCGGCAGTCGCCCGAACGAATCGACCAAATCGCAGTTTTAGAGAAAGAATTGCAATCACCTTTCTTTGTCGATGGTACGATTCCCCAGCGTGCGATCAACAGCAGCGAAAAGCACGCATTCATTTACGATGTCGTGCGCTATATCGAATGGCAGAATGCCACAGGTAGTTTGTTCGACGACGACACGGCGACGAGTTGCATGAGTTATTACGGACTATGCGAATAAAATAATAATGAAGATGAAATATCATGTAACAAGCATTGGGCAGCCGTTGCGCCTCGTGGATGGTAAGTTTATGCGTGGGGATGTAGAGGTAAAACCTGAAATCGGTAATCCTGAACAAATCGCGCTTTTGCAGAAGATCGATCGCGAATGCACACAACGGGAAAAGGACGCCGATGATGGCCAGTTGGATGTATACATTCATGTGGAAGATATTAAGTATCAAGTCGTCTGTGAGTTCACGTGCATTTGCGGAAATAAGATTCAGGCGAGGGGTGTTAATTATACCGACGTTTGGGAAGAATTGGAAGACCCGGTTTATGAGGATGGGCCAATCATCTGCAATAAATGCGACCGTGAGTATGAGATTGATGGTTTACATGCAAAGTTGATTAAATGATGAAACCGGTAACATTAGGTATTCGATGGGCCGAATTGTTCGGAGAGCATAAAGCCGACATGTCGGATAAACTACGCCGTGAACGCTGGGAAACATGGAAACAGTTGAGCCGCGATAGCGGTTATCCCGAAAGCATTGAGTGGTGGGGTACCCCCGAGGAACATTGCCTTAATTGTGAACATTGCGATGGGGATTGGTGCCTATTTCAGTCGCTCCCTTGCACGGCGAATCCAATAACGACATTCTCGAACAATGACATCGGTTTGGCTTGTATGGGAGCAGGTTTTCGCAATAAACAAATGCAATTTGAATTGAAATGAAAACACGCCTACTGAAACGACTGCGGCGGGAAGCTGCACAAATATGCGAAGAAATGAGAATATGTTCGGTTTGTGGTAAATCGGAATATATTCGGACGTTCTGCGGGTATATGGGATGTGAGCTATCCCGATGACGATAACGATGAAAACGATTGAGCCATGAAAAGCGAAAAAGCAAAGGAATACATTACATATGCCACGTGTACGGCACAAGAGTATGCTGAAAGATTCGGAGGGCGCGAGTTGGTCGTGTCAAGATGGGATGTGTCTACCGCTATCGAAATTGCCGAGCAGGAGGCCGAGGAGCGGATGCAGACGAAAGCAATCGAGGCGTTTTGCGCCGCAAATTGCCCCAAAGGGTGTTCGTTTGGGGCTGATGGTAATATCAGATGCGGAGCGAAAGTCCGATTTATCCAAAAACTTAGCAAGGAATGAAAAACTTTTTGATTGACGGCATTTGGCAGGGACCGCCGGATGGATTCGACGTAAAGGAATGGCTTAATGAAATTGTTTCCTATTCAGGTCTTGATGAATACCTTCAACCAACGGGAGTTATTCGGCGATTCCAGAAAATAGAACGTGTGCGCCGCAATGGCCGAGGCCGTGGCAAGACCGTCAAGGCTATTGCCGCAGAGATCAACAGAACAAACAATCTAAAACGACAAGAATAGAATGAAATTCACCACCCCGTGCTTTGTCCGCGTCGAGGATGTGGAGGAGCGAGCCAAGTTGCTTAGATGGATGTTTGCCATAGAATATGCGGGCAGATATCGAATTGATAAGACTAATTCGATTGTAGCCGCCGGTCTGGATGATGGTTGTGCCGATGTGGTATCATGTAATACGTCCGTTGGGCTTGTATCTTATGGTCTTATCGATTGTGGCGAAAACATCGAGCTATTCAAAGCACTGGCGGCTATGAACGACGAGAACGACCTGGAGCAGTGGTTCATTGATGAGTTGGGCCATTTTGAGAAGTGCATAGTCAAGGAGGCTAATATCGTTGGATGGATTATGTTGTATGGCAAGACGCCGCGCAAGGCTACGGCCGAGGAGATTGTCGAACACTTTAAGGAGAAATAACTATGCAGAAGATCAATTTCAACGATCGCTATGGATTGACGCAGGCGGTTATCGAGGGTCGAAAGACCATGACGCGACGGTTGATTCCTGATGAGTTCTTCGGACTTACGTGGGACACGAGGGGCGACACCTTGGTTTATGAAAACGAATACGGGGATTTTATTGATGTCAGGCACTCGAAGTATACCCGCTATAAGGTTGGCGAAGTCGTGGCTGTGGCACAGAGATATTCGACGATTGCCGCCGGGCATCCGGATGTCGATACATTTCTGCTTTATGTGGCCAAAGCGCATAAAATACCCCTCGAAATCGTGCAGGACCTTGCAGGGTGGAATAACAAGATGTTCACCAAAGCAGAGCTTATGCCACACCGAATCCGCATCACCGGAATCAAGTGCGAGCGGTTGCAGGATATATCGGACGAAGATTGCATCAAGGAGGGCCTTGAGTGGGATCATAAAGCCCGTATGTTTTATGTAAGCCTCGGTATCACGAATACTTTACGTGAATGGCTTGGTGGTACACCTCGTGATGCTTTTGCCTCATTGACTGATATGATTTCTGGTTCTGGGACTTGGGAATCTAATCCATTTGTTACAGCTTATGAATTTGAGTTGGTAAAATAAATTGATTGTATGGGAATTAGAGGTCGACGGGGTGTAGTCGCACAGAAGCAGAAATACACGGAGGATAGTATTCAGCGGGCCTTATATGAGAATCATCCAATCTTGACGCAGCCTGCATTTGAGATGATTGGTTTATTTTTCTATGCTTGGGAGTCTGATTACTTGGCAATTTCAAAAGCCGGATATGTGTACGAGTGTGAGATCAAGATCAGCCATTCAGATTTTCTGAATGAGTCTGCCCACAAGCAGGAGAAAATGCGATTGCTGGGAGGAGAGGATATGACGGTCGCAAAATACCACAGCTACGACAAATACGGTATAGAGTGCGGCAAGGAACCGATGCAGAAGCCTAATTACTTTTGGTATGTCTGTCCGGAGGGAATCATCTCCGAGGCTGAATGCCCGAAGTTCGCAGGGCTGATGTATATCACCGATTCGGGCACATTCAGCTGCATCAAGTCCGCTCCATGCCTTCACAAGGCCAAGTACGACACGCAGGCTGATTTGCACCGGCGGGATATGCGGGATAAGTTCTACTATGCAATGTGGAATTGGATTCGCCGCTATTGGCGCAACATCGGCAAGGCAAAAGATATTGCTCCGCAGACAGTAGCTGCATACGAGCGGGCATTAGATAAGCAAGCTGAGGAGATTGCCGATTTGGAGTATCGAGTTTCTTCTATGCCACAATGGCACGACATTCAGGCTGACTCAGACTGTCGTGCTACCGCTGACGCCATAGAAGAGATATTCTGCTATCTGCCACGCCTTGTGCGGGACAAGCGGGACGGGAGCGTCGATCTTATCGACTGCCGTAATGTTGCCCAATGGATGGACATTTTGAAGCGCGATCCGATTAATTATCAGTGGAGGTCAATTCAGTGACATTATGCTCGACTTAAAATTACACGTAACTCTGCACAGGTGCTGCAAGGCGGTTCTCTATCGACATAGTGGACAGTCTATTGCTGTATTTAAGAATGTGAACGGTTTCCACATCCACACAAAAACCGGATCATCGTAATCGGCATAATCTTCATATCCCCGGCGTCTATACCAATCATGCATCCATGCGGACTTATCAACCCATAAAACACATGAGTCACAACCTAACCCGCGAGCAATATTCTCCAACGTGGTCAATAACTCATTCCCATAACCTTTACGTCTTTGGCTCGACTTAACCTTATAATTTTATAAATTAAATATATTATGAAGGATTTCGATTTGGAGGCCGCCAAACGAGGAGCGGCGGTGTGTACGCAGTACGGGTGCCCTGTTGAGATTATAATCACTAATGGGCGAAGCCGCTTGTATCCAATACTTATCTATATCGGCCGTAGGTCTCGGATAACACCTTGTAGTAAAGACGGGCATCTTTCACCGAGGGGCTCCCGTAAATTGATGATGCGCGACGACGACTATCTGGAGAAGCTGGAGAGGGGAGAGTACACCCCAAGTGTCAAAGAAAACTTGACAGTTGAAAATCCAGTTGTTAAGAAAAACTTGACAACTGACCGCGAGTACTGGCTGCGGGTGTTTGCCGGGCAGGCAATGCAGGGAATACTCGCTTCGGATGTCAAGCATGAATACGGACTATCCAGTGCAGTCAGCGTGGCGGCAGGGTTTGCCGACGCCTTGATCGCCAAAATGAATGAAATGGATAATTATATTTAGTGTTTGTAAATTCAAAATTGGATGTGATCATAAAACATTTCAGTATTGAATTGTAAATAAAAAAGAGGCAATCCCTAAGAATCACCCCCTACGCTCACAACGTAAAGGTAGTGATTAATTCGGGAAAACAATGGGTGAGCAGAAAGAAAAACGCAGAGGCGGCCAGCGGGACGATTCCGAGGTCCATATAAGCTATTCGAGGGGGCGATTGATGCAGCTTATTGTGGACACGGATCGGAAACTCGGGGCCCAATACGACCACGACTTCAAATATCACTTCAAAAAACATAGGTCATTGCCGCATTTGTGGCGAACCTTCAAAAAGATTTTACGGGAACATATTGACGGATGGCAGCAAGAGCTGCCTTTATTTTGATATAGGTATGGAGGATATATTATTGCAAGCACTCAAAGAAGGGAAGGGATTGTTTGTTATTTCAGGCAAAGACTTGCTGGACTTCCATAAGCAAACTATGGCTGATGCCAGGGAGGAGAAGGAATCTTTGCTGATGGATCGCATGCTTAATGCCGACGAGGTGGCGACCCTTTTGTCGACCACGCCACGAAGCCTGCGTCGATGGGATGAAGAAGGGTATCTTAAATCAGTTCGGATCGGCGGCGTTAACAAGTGGAGACGCCGGGACGTTCTTCGACTCATGAATGGCGGAGAGCCTGTTAAAAAATGACGAATGGTGCAAATGTGGTGCATTGAATCTAAAATATAAAAGCTAATACTCTGTATTTATGAGTATTAGCTTTTCGTATTGTAGCCCCACCGCGGCCACATTGCTGTCCGTCGGCGCATTTGTATCTTGTTGTCTATTTTGCTTTTATATTTGAGCCTCCGTGTTTTACGTGGTTTTATTTGTGACAACTCCGGACAAATAAGGACATTTGTATTTGGTTGTGTGGTGCAAAAAAGCTAAACTTGCACCACCACTTAAATACTATCCCGATGGCTACTATCTCTGCTTTCGTTCGCACCTCAAAAAAAGGCGTCAAGTGCAAAGTTCGGTTCCGAATTCGGGACGGCAGGTACGTTCAACTTTTTTACACGTCAAATTTAGAAATAAATCCGGCACATTGGGACCCGAAGCGGCAAGAAATTAAATCGAAAGTGATTTATGATACTATCGCAAGGGGAGAGTTCAACGCCGATGTTGCAAAATGGAAGAATCTTTTATTGGATGTATATGCTTCGCTTCCCGACAAAAAGAATGTATTATCCGATACATTCCGTATCGAAGTGGACAAGCGTCTGCACCCTGAAAAGTTTCATTTGCTAAAACCCGGGTTCTTCGATATTTGTGATGAATTTATTCAGAAACGCAAGCTATCGCAGGTTCGCCAGGCCAATTTCAGGGTTTTGTTCCGAATATTGAAAAGGTTTGAGCTGTGGAGACAGATCAAAGAACCCGGATATATCTTGGATATTGACACTTTGTCATTGGATGACTTGTATGTTATCGACAATTATCTGCGCAACGAGCATGTTATCGCTACTGCCAATCCTCAAATATACAAGCAGGTTCCTGAATCCCGTAAGCCGAGCCCGCGAGGATCGAACACGATCAGCGGCATGATGAAGAAGCTGAGGACTATATTTATATGGGCGGTAGATAATGATAAGACAACGAACAACCCTTTTAAGAAATATGCTATTGAAGACTGCGTTTATGGGACCCCTTACTATATTACTATAGACGAGCGGAATAGAATATTTCACACAAATCTTTCTCGACATCCCCGGCTATCCATTCAACGAGACATCTTCGTATTCCAATGCTTGATCGGGTGTCGGGTTGGTGACTTATATGCATTGACGAAAGACAATCTAATTCGCGGAGCTATTGAATATATTCCTCGCAAAACAAAGGACGGGCGCCCTATAACAGTCAGGGTTCCTCTCAATTCCATTGCTCGCGAAATACTGGACCGTTATGCCCGTTATGAGGGTCCGTCTCTTTTGCCACTTATCGCAGAACAGCAGTACAACAAAGCGATTAAACGGATTTTCCTTGCCGCTGGATTGAAACGGAAAGTAACGATCCTGAATCAGCTTACCCGAGATCCGGAGCAACGACCTATTTGGGAGGTCGCATCGTCCCACTTGGCGCGACGCACTTTCGTAGGCAACCTATACAAACAAGTCAAGGACCCCAATCTTGTCGGAGCATTGTCGGGTCATAAAGAAGGCAGCAAGGCATTCGCCCGCTATCGAGACATCGATGAGGATATGAAGGTCGATCTGGTCAAACTTTTGGAGTGATCACATCACCTCCATGATCTTTGCGATCACCAGAGCGAACAGCGGCGCCGAACATTCGTTTATTTCGAGCTGCGATACCCAGTATGTCATTTCGTCATTCATAATAAAGTAGCGTCCTCGCATTACTTGCGAGGACGTTTTCTTACATCAGTTCGTTTTCGAAATACTCGCGGACAAAGTGCTTCCGGTCCTTGTCGCATAGTTTCTCCACGGCTTTCCGGTAGCACGACAGCGCCATTTTCTCGGACGGGATTTCAGACGGCGAGGTGTGCCCCATATCTTCAGCAATGCTTTTGGCGTGGTCGCTGTATATCATTACAGCCGTGACCCATAAGGCATTGTCGTTGTAATACGGTTCTTTTTCGATGTCTCCGCCCAGTTTTTCGACGGTTTGCAAGAATGCCTCCTTGCTCCATCTGGGTCCGGTGCTTCCGTCCTGATTGATCAGTTTTGAAGCTATCGTCTTTGCTTCGGCATCCGACAGATAGTTGTTCCAACATATTGCTTCCAACTTTGAAAGCCATATCTCCGCAATGGCCGGCGATGATTCCGCCACTTTCCCGAATGCCCACATCTGGGCCCCGGCAAACACTTTTTTTGCGTGTTCATCATCCATGCCGGCCATCTTGTCATGCAGCCGTTCGTAGCGTTCCTTTAATTCGATTGAAGTCATGTCTAACAGTTTTTACACACCAACACGCGCGGGAGCGGTTTATGAATTTGTTATCCTCGGTTTCGGGATTCTCGTCTTGATTCACAAGTTCTACTATTTTTCCAATAGTGTCTTGATCATCCCTTTGATGTCTCCCATTCCGGCTTCCAAAGCCGCAAGCCGCTTTTCCGTTTCGGCTTTCTCCCGGTACTCGGGATTCCACTCTTCGAGCAACTGAGATGTTTTCTCGATGATTTCCTTATGCCGGTCCACGGCCGATAAGGCATCCTGGCTTTGCGTCCGCATCGCCTCAATCTCCCGAACGATGCCGGCTTTGTCGGTCGCCAGGACGAGTTTGTTATCGTTGGCATAGGCCAGCGACAGATTTTCCGCTATGGCATATGTGGACTGCCTGCCGTCGAGTTCTACGGTGACATCTACATACCGGAGAGTGCTTTGAGACGAAGGCACGAAAGCCGGCTGCGGCTTCGGCGTCTCGAAGTACGGCTGGGATACTTGCAGGACTTTGGCCTGCGAGATCGTTAACTCCGGCTTGTTGAAAATGTACACCGGATACCCTGTTTTCAGATCCTTGAACATAAGTATGAAGGTTTATAAAGGCAGGGAGATTTTCTCTCCCTGCCCGGTTGACGTCCGATTAGGATGCGCTCGACGTTTTCAGCGCTGCGATCAGCGTCTCGTTCTGCCGGAGCTGGCTCAGCTCCAGGCGAGCGTCGTTGTAACGCTGCTGCAAATCTGCGGTCCAGTGAGCATTCAGCGTGTCGATGATACGCTGCGTGTTCTTCTCCCCGGCGTTGAGCAGATCGCACGTTTGACGCTGCGTCTCGTACGCCACAGATGCGAAACCGCGCTCCTGACCGGTGGCCACACTGTTGATAGCCGTCTGAAGCGTGTTCGTCTGCTGGCAGATCGCCAAACGGTTCTCGCAGCAGCAGTTCTGGATCGCCTGGATGACGCTGCTGTTTCCGGTCTGCACGGCGTTGATGACCCGCTCGGCCGAGAAGCCGATCTGTCCCGCGAGTTTGTCGATACCTCCGCGAACGTCGCAAATGGCGGCATTCAGCGTGTTGAAGTCGCAGTTCAGATTGGACGCCAACGTACTCAGAGCATCACGGTTGCCGTCGATAGCCCGAACGATGAGCTCCGAGTTCTGATTGGTGTTCATCTGTGCCTGAATTGCCGCCAGCTGCGGGTTCTCGCCTCCGCCGCCGAAACCGTTAGCACCCCACATGCGCTGGGCAAACATCATCCAGACCAGATAGACGAACGGATTGTTCCACTGGCCGTTCATGCCGCCGTTCATCATGGCCATCATCGGCCAGGCGTCTTTGTCCGAATCGCCACTGCCCCGCATCAGGGCTGCGGCTGCAAGCGTGTTGTCGGGCTGCCCGCAACAGTAGACCTTCGTGCCGCCGTTGCCGCTTTCTTCGTATGCCATACTTTTTTTAAGATTTTTCCGCCTCTTACCTCTTCAGCGATTGAGATAGCCTTCATACCGTAGCTACGATGCAAAGGTGACCCAGTTCGGCAAGGTGATCAATGGGATGATTCGGAGGTTATGCGCACTTTGTTCGCAATACGTTCGAACGCCAATTCGAAAATACGTCCGCTTTGAATGCGGCGATCTTCGAACTGCGACAGCATCTTTTCGACACCCCGGCGGGAGAAGTTCATCATGCGGGCTATTTCACCGATATATATGCCTTCGCGCTTTAACAGGTAGACGAGCATATAACGCGCATCGACCGTTTCGGCCGTGCGACAACACGAAAGGATTTGCTCGGGCGTCAATTCCGTTTCATTTGCAACGGTTTTAAGTATTTGTGCAAAAAGCTCTGTTTTACGCATACATTCAAAGATTATTTATCATAACTTTGTTATACCCCTATATGAAAATTTCCACACTTACAGTTAAGGTTTTAAGTCCTCAATGTTGGTGTGGAAACACTCGTATATAGGGGTATATGCGTAAAACGTTGGGGGGCTTTTTTATACCCATCCCCCAAGGTCTAATTTATCGCCATTGGGCGAATCGCTGCCTGATCTGCGCATATCCGGGAATATGCTGGCACCGGTACGCCTCCCTTTCAAATGAGATATTGCGGTATGCGTTGCCCTTCATGAAGAGCCGCACGATCCACTCCGCGAGGTAGCAGATGTAGAACCCCGCATACAGCAGCTCCTTCATCTGCTCGGTATGTATCGACTCGTGATTGACAGTGGTTTCCGACAGCGGGCGACACTCTTTGCGGGCGAAGATAATGCCGAACAAGTTGATCGCCGCGAACCCCTTGAAAGGAATGATGTTGTTATAAATCACTTTCATAACTTTTTTATTTATATGTTATTAAATACCGCTATAAGAATAAGCGTTTTTTGGATGGCTTATTTTGCCCACAGCACTATGCCGGCCTGCACCCCGACCGTCGGCTGAAATCCCTGCGGAGTATATCCTACTCCGGCTCCAACCGTCACAGCAAACCGGCTGCGGGCGGGCGTGGTCCGGGTGACGGTCCGATTGTAGGTTTCGATCCAGTCCAGCCGGGGCGCCAAATCCCCGATAACAGGGCCCGACACCCGGGCATAGTAGGTAGAATCCCGGTATTCGAGCGTGCGCACCGGAACCTCCATCTGCACGCTGTCGGTTCCGTTCACAGCCTCGACAACACGCACCACCGTATCCGCGGGAGCAAACAGCAGCCGCGGGACATTCACCGTCACCAGCTGTTCGGAAAAACCGTACGACTGCGGCCGCTCGTAGAACACGGTATCGATACGCACTTCCGACCGGATTCCCACCGAGTCCGCTCCCCTGCGGTATCCCCAGCCAAAGAGCATTGCTCCGGCGATGAGCGCGGTAAGCAGGTATAGGATTAGGCGTTTCATCCCTTAATGAACAAATCCCATCCGGCCTGTACGTCGAATATCTTGGCCTCGACACCGTTTTCTACATACGACATCGCCGCAACGACAGGCACCATCACATCGCGGTTCGTCGTGGTGATCCGGCTGTCGGCAGGTACACCCGATTTCTCGGCCACGGTACGGATATAGGCTTCCGTGTGATTCTCCTCCGACGGCGCCCAGCGTCCGATCATCTTTCGGATGGTGTCCAGTCCGTAGTTGCGCTGGTAGTTGTTAAGCAGCTTGAAAGCCGCCCGGTATCCGTAGGCTATCGTCCTGAATTGTGCGAAACGGCTGTCTTCCGACGGCACGATCTCGCCCTGCCAGGGATTGCCGCCCTTGCTCTTCTCGATATTGAGCGGATTGTTGTTTCTAAGACCTCGTGTCATGTTGATTTTATTTATTAGTTCCGTCCAAATACTTTTTGGCCTCTTCGACCGGGACCTGCATTTTCCGGGCGACTTCTCCGGCCAGCACTTCACGGAATATTCGCAGAAACGGCATTTTCGGGCTTACGATCAGCGCCGATCCTCCCATCGACCAAAGTTCGACCAGACAGATCAGGGTGCAGATAGCGATCACGGCGAGTTGTGATTCCAATTCCGCCATTCGCTCGATCAGCACAAACGCTGCGATCACCGAAGCGTACAGCGCCAATTTAGACAGCATCCCATGCCGTCCGAGCTCGGAGAGCGCGAAATGCCCGCGTTTGATTTGGGCCGCAATGCCCCAGGCAGTATCGAGGGCCACACATACTACTACGGCATTGATGGCCATCTCATACCCAGCGAAGAAATTCACGATGAAAATGCCTGCCGCAGCGATCCATCCATAAACCGTTTGGAACATTTCGCTCAGTTTGTAACCGATGTTAATGATTATTTCAGTCATCCGTGCCATATTATCCGATGCCGAGTTTAGTTTTCAGTGAAGCTATGAAGTCATCATCTGCAAGCAACTCGTCGGCCGACTGAATCCCGATATTTGCGCGAGCCTGCGCCTGTTCACTCATAGAAAAGTTCTGAGGAGAATATACCGAAACATAGGTGGGATTGGACCATCTGACGCCAGTATTAAACTTGAAAATTTTTGTCGATTTGGTATAAGAACACCTAAGACAAAACTCGTTGTTTCGGATTGCAAAGAAATTTACAGTATCTCCTCCTTGATAGTCACTAAAATATATTTTAGTAAGTACCTCCTTGCCCGCATTTACCGTGCCCCGCAAAATGACTCCCTTGGATGACAACAAAGCTGCCTCCTGCGCATCAGTAAGCGTAGCTTGCCCGTTCTCTATATCCAAAACGAACAACTCAGACCCGATATTGGACAGGGCCGTATTCTGCTCCGATGTGGTTAAATTCTGAACCTCGGCGTATCTTACCGAACCTCCATAAGTTAAACCGGAACTTAGACCTGACAATAATTTTGTAGACTTGTTAAGTGTGAATATAGAATATGTATTTCCCGTAACAAAGCCTACGAAGATACAAGACCCAGATACATTATTGCCTTTAATGAAAACCGTCGGATTACTGTAATTGGACGGTGTATTAGTTAAAATAATACCTCGAGCATTATCAACAACTGCAAGCATCTCATCTGTAAGAGTAGTTCCTAATAGAGAGTAATCTATATGTACAAAATCAAGACCTATATTAGACAAGGCCATATCCTGCGCACTCGCAGAAAAATTCTGAGAAGAACCAGTCGAAACATAGGTGGGATTGGACCATCCGACACCACCAATAAACCTGAAAATTTTTGTAGATTTGGTATAAGTACACCTAAGGCAACTCACGTAGCTTCGGACTGCATAGAAAGCGATAACATCTCCTCCTTGATAGTCACTAAAATATATTTTAGTAAATACCTCATTGCTCGCATTTACTGTGCCCCGCAAAATAACTCCATTACACGACAACAATCTGGCCTCCTGTTCCTCTGTAAGTACAGCCTGACCATTGACAAGATCAATAACCATCAGATCAGCACCGATGTTCTTCAATGCTTGATTCTGCTCCGATGTGGTTAAATCCTGAGCCTTATCATAACGAACGAAGGCGTCATCCGGTTCACCGGGTTCGCCTTTAAGACCCGAGAACTTGAGATCAATAGTTCGCTTCTCAGGGGTGCCTCCCAATTCAATATTTACGCTTGGAGTACCGGTAGTGTTATCCACACTGGCCGTGGCGGACGTAATCTGGCCGGCCTCGCCCGGATCGCCTTTGTCGCCTTTGTCGCCTTTCAACAGGCGTTCGGTGATTACTGTAACTTCCGGCGGCGTGTCCCCGTCGGAGGGACCCTCCCACAGCTCTATATTGACGGTTCCGGGAATGGTGACATTCATCTCTCCGTCGGGGAAAAGGCTGTCGGGGGCGTCCGTCTGCAAATAGTAATGCAGGATTCCGGGGACCAGACGATGATGGTCTACAAAAACCATAATAGATTCATCGTCAATCGGCGAACAGTTGTTGTATGTCGTCCCGTCAAACGAGGCAACATACATGTTATATGACGGTGTGTTGGGCGTTTTAAGCCCTAAACGCCACGGATAATCGGGTAACTTGCCGCCTGAAAATGCGAATACAATACGGAAATCGCTGGCACAGTTGACGTGGCGAATAATTTCATCGGCCATATTTATTCCTCTTTGTGTTTCGGAGATACCGTTTCGTACTCGTCGTAATCCTTTGCGAGTGCTTCGAAATCGTCGCGGTGTTTCAGGTCTTGCGCGATATACCATTCAGCCGCCGGAGCCGTGATATTGTCGGCGGTATATACTTTGCCTTTGTATCTGAAAGCGATACCCCTCTTAAGGATGTATCCGCCGTTTTCCTGCTTGTTCATAGTCCGTAAAATTAGTATTGCCGCATCGTGATGACAGTTCGGGCACCGGGCATTGAATGATGCGGTGAAATCCTTGCCCGTGATCTCCTCCCAATCCGCTCTGATAACAGCCTTGTCGGCATCGGATAGAGAGGGGGCCGAAACCCTCTCTCTATACCAGTCCTGTGTCTGCATGATTAGGACGCTGCCGAACACAGCGATTCGAGGGCCGCCTTCGTCGTTGCGTAGTCCGTCTTGTAGAAGAACAGTTGCGACGTCGGGGCTCCGGTCTCGGTAATGTTGCCTGTCCAGCCGCCGGTGTCCCCGCTCTTGTCCATGTTCAGGTCTACACCTGTTGCGCCCTGCTCCCAGCCGATGACGACAAACGCCTGCTTACCTGCGTCGCCTTTCTCCATGTTCTCGTAAATGCAGACGTATTTGTCCTGCTTGAGCCCCATGATGGCGGCGGCGTTCTCCGGGCTGTCGGCCAAGAGGGTAACGGGCAGAACCTTGTCCCACGCGGTGTCGATGCTCGGGTTTTGGTCTGTGATGGTGATCGCCGGGGTTTCATTCGACGGGTTCCGGACCTTGTAACCACGCTTGCCGGTCAGAGCCACCAAGTTGGTAATCATGAAGTCCTCGCGCGTGGATTTGTCCCAGTCGATAGCATCCCGGGAGATGAAATAGAAAAACTTTTCCACGCCTTTAGCGTGGGGCTCGTTGCAGTCGTTGAGAATGTCCCGCCCGAGCGTAGTGGTGCATGTTTGTACTGCCATTAGTTTGATGTGTTAAGTTAGACAAAGCACTTCGCGCTTATGGCAGATGCGGCCACGAAAGGGTGGCGATATGTATGTGTCGTTTCGTACATGATTCCGCGGCTTATATCCTCATAAGCGTTCGCGTCAAAGGTGCTAACCTTCGGCACATTGTGCAAGAATTATTCGTATTTTTTCCGTCCTAATTTTCCGAGGCTGTTTTGAACCTTGACCCGCTTCTGACCTTTGTTGATGTCAACCACCGAAACAATGGGCGCCGGCATATTCATCAGGGCCCGTTCCATCATGCGCTCCATCCCCTTCATGCCGTCGTTGCGCTGGGGAAGATTCGATACTTGGATGGCGTTTCCGCCGCTTGCCACGTTCATGGCCGATAGCATTGCGCCCCAGTCGTTGACAGCCTGGGCCGTCATCACAGCTTCGCCGTTGGATAACATTGCGGGAATGCTGTCCGAAGTTCCGGTTCCCGGGCCCGTGACAAGGCCGCCGGAGGCGTATTTAGGCGTTTGCGCCGAATCTGTGACTTGTGTAGCTTGCGCAATGGCTGCAATTACCGCGGCGACGCTGCTTGCAATCTGAACGGGAAGCAACCACGGAATGGAATACTTGGCAGCATTGGCGACAGCGCCCGCAATAGCTTGTGCCTGCTGTAACGCAACCTCGAATATGGCCAATGCTTTCGAAAACTCGGCATAACGTTCGCCCTCTCCGCCCAGTGCTTCAAACATTGCAGAAAAGGCCCCTGTCATGCCTGATAATCCGCTGAGAGTTTGCGCCGTCTGCCGTGCCGCTTCTTGCGCTGTGCGGTCCTGCTCCCGGGCGATGCTTTGTTCGGCGTTCGCTATTTGCATACGGAGGTCAAGCCGTTGCCGCTGCAATTCCACATCGTCCCAGCCTAACCGGTTGACAAGCTCTTCATTGCTGGCTATATCGTCCAACTGCGACAGTTGCTCTTTGGCTATTGCAATAGTTTCTTTTGCCGTCCCTAAACTTCCGCCCGACAATGTGGCTTCAAGAAGCCTATTTTGATACTTTCGCGCCTGCTCTTCTAATTGCGATTCGAGCCCTTTGGTAATATCATTGTTCCCATCCTTGAAAGCATCGGCCAATTCTTTATCCAAAGCATTACCGATTGCCGTAATGTCTTTTACGATGGATTCCCGCGCGGCTTTTACTGCTTGGGCTCGCTGCTCCGCAAGTGTTATGCCTTTCTTTATTTTCTCATTTACTTTATCATTGGCGGCCTCCTCAATACCTGCATTTTTGAGTATTTCAGATGCCGTATTTTGGCTTTCAACGGATACATTTAGGTACGCTTCGGCTTGGGCTTCTAAAGCACGGACGGGGGCCTTTAATTCCTCTTCTTCGGCCTTTGTATAAGCTCGGTTTACTTTAGTAAATCCACCTCCAAAAGAGCCTCCGGCGCTTGATATTGTCGTCGTGTACCCTTTTTTTATTTCCTCCTCGATCTCTTGCTGCTTGATCAGTGCCTTTTCATAGGCTTCGGCGGCCAGCTTCATCCCCGCAGCCGCCCGCGCTCGCATGCTTAGAGCATTTATAAAATCGCCCGTATTTGTTACAAGAAGGTTCTCTGCATCATTTACATTCGTTACCTTGACCCCGAGATCGTCGAATGCGTCTTTATTATCGACAATGAACTGCTTTCGCGCCTTTAGATCGTCCCCTAAAGCCCTCCATTGCATTTGCAATTCTTTCACTTTGGCGATTTGTTCACCGATGCCGTACCCGTCTTTCTTCAAAGCGTCATTCACCTTATCTTGTGCCTCGGCCATAGAGAGCGCCGCTTCTTTGGCCGTAAACAGACCTTTCACCCACGCCCCAATCTCTTTCCCGTAGGCCGTCAGCAATGTGATACCCACGACCAATGCCGTTTGCCAGGAACCAATAGCCGAAAGCACTTGTTTGAACACCGAAACTGTCGGCTTGCCCTCCGCTCGCAGCGCTTTGTTGGCCATCCTTGCTCGGGTCAATTCGTCCGCAAACATCGGGAGGTTGTTTGAAATCGCCAGAAAGAACTGTTGAAATGACATCGTAAGTGATGGCATTTCTCGGGCGAGTTGCTGTACTTGGAACGTAAGCGGGGTAAAACCTTTAGCCGCGCTCGCATAGTTCCCGACATTATTCCGAAAGTTCAATAATGCGGCATTAGCCTCATTGACTTCGGTCTGCATATCGTGGATTTTGCTACTGAGTTCCCTCCCTTTCGCCGCTTTCCGTTCTTCCCCGCTCATCGCCTTGTATTGCGCCGTAAGTGCGGTAATTTTAGCATTGAGTTGGTCTATGGACCCCTCTTGTGCGATTTCCGATTTGATATTTGCCTGAATCTCCCGGGTGTAGGCCGACATCTCGGTCCGCAACGCCTTTATAAGTTGGGTTTGCTTGGCAACACCTTCGGAATCACCTGCTTTCTTAAACTCTTGTAGTTTGACTTTTGCGGTGTCAATAGCCGCCGAGGCGGCCTCCCATCCTTTGATTAAATCCGAATTTTTGAACTCTATCGTTATGATCTTATGTATTTCATTCTGTGCCATATCTCTTCATATGGGTTAAATGGTTAATAACTAAACTAATTCAGCCTCGATGTTCCCGGAGGCAGGGATTGGCCCCTCCCAGAATTCTCCGCTATCCGAGGCTTCAATTCTGAGGGTTGCGCCTGCGAAATCGGAAAAATTGAGCCCTAAAAGCATATTGAGGTCATTGAATGGTATTCGGATGGTTAAATCATCTTGAACCGCAAATGTATCTTCCGCATAACCGTCGTTACCATCGTTCAAATAGAACGCGAGATACATATTTTCACTGGCCTCGACTCCGCAGGCGTGCACGTCGATGATGACCATGCGCTCTGCTGCGGCCGCATCCTGTATCACAACAATTTTACGCTCTATTGATGGGGATTCTTTAAGATATACCGTCACCTGTCCTGTTCTTTGCTCGCTGGTAGTGTTGGCATATGAATAAATATTGACAGCATAGGCATCTACCTCAGCGAGGGCGACGGCGTCTCCGGAATAGCTCAATATTTGAGGTGTTCCGTTAGAACTCCAAGATACGCGATTTTGCTTGGCATCGGCTTTGATATTGATTAATATATCTCTGACGCTGCCATTGAGCGTCAGATAGTATTCTTTGCCTTTCTGCGATATACTTATTTTCCGGCGCACATGGTCGGCTTCGCTGATACCAAGAATGACGGGGTCGTAATTGATACCTGCGCCTGAAGTGTTTTCAGGAACATATATGGAGAGCTCCCACGTATCGGCTTCGCTGTTGAGCGACACCGTTAAACGGCTGTCTTTTGAAACTACATAGGGCGTACCGTTCGACTGAACACTATACGTAATAGTTGTTCCGGCAGATGTTATGTCGGTCTTGCTTTGGTCGGCGTCCTTACCGTCCAAATACAGGTAGTAGTGGGCAGGCACAACCCCGTCTACTTTCAACCTCAGCAGTTGGCAGTCGCAAATGCCGTCCTCGCCCGTTTCGACCGAATAGATGGCGAATATCTGCCCGAATTGGGCGATATACACCGGCTTCGTGTAGTCGAGGTTATAGAGATCGAGAGCTGTGAGTTTTGCCCGGACGGTGATGATCCTGAGGCGGTCAACGACTTTCTGATAGGAGGCGTATCGGGTCTTCACGATGCCATTTTCGCCGCCGAACTTCATCCACGGGTCGAAAACGCCGATGGCTTTTATATCAATGGTATTATAATATCCACCTCTAACCGATAATATCCGCGGTGAACACTCCGAATAATTGGCACCTCCTTTGCTGTCATCCTCATATATGGGGACGAGGGCGCACGGCCGATCTAATCCCGCCGTCGTCGCATTTTCCGATGCTGAGAAGGGAAGCGACACAAGTTCGGTTTCTTTTTCGATATTCTCATTACGAATGGTAATGGTGCCGTGCGTGTCGGTCTTTACATCGTCGTCGTTGTCGTAGTCGAGAATATTGCTTTGCGCGAGGTCGTCAATGGTGAAAACCGACGCATCGGGCATATCCACCCGGTGAATATCATTCAGAATTACCCGGTCGCTCCAGTCTATGATGTCGTTTTTCTGAACATTGGCGATTATGTCGTCGATGCTTATCAACTTTATCGTGTTCGGGTTGTCTTTGTCCGCATAGGCGAACAGCCCCTGCATATTCATCATGGCGAGGATAAAATCGCCTTGTGAGATGTCGGGGAGGTTGGGAGCAATAGGGAATTTTGTAGGGAACGCGCAATCTTCCCAATCGGTCCATACTCGGACCGTGGGAGCATTTGAAATGCTATTATTGTTATATATCAAACCGCCGTACGCGACGATATGGAACGCTATTTCGGTGTTTTCGAATATATCAAATGACGTTTCGAACGGGTAAAAAGTGGCCGTATATGTTAAGTAGTCGCCACCGCCTCCCACGTTGGAAAAAGACGACGCTTCGGCTATGGGTTGCAATACTTCCCAATCGGATACATCTTCTTTCCAAACTAAAACTACAATCGCAAAGCCTGTGATCTCTGATGCTGGCAGATATGTCCCTACGTTGATAGTGAATGTATCGGCCCCGTTGGATGGCGTCATAGATATTCTGACTTTCCTATTTCCTTTGTCGAATTTCACCGTGCACTTCCCGTATGCAATTCCTTGCTGGTCTTGAATAACAGACGACCAGCCGATAACACCTTGAATCTGGTCATCTTTCAGCGTCGTGAGGGCTGCGATAAAAGTGAATGCCTCTGTCTTATTTGATATTTCATCCCCGTTCTTAGAAACCAGCGGTATAATAGGGCCGCCGTGCGGACTGTACGCAAGGCGATCTTTCCCGTCGATAGTAATCCCGTTATACTCTTCGATATATCCCAATATGGCAGATACCGGAACCGATGGGTGCAGGTATTTGGGATTGGAAAGCCCCATTCCGAAATTAATCGCCCAAAATGCCGCATCGGGTTCTTCTCCTGTGGAATCCAATAATTGTGTATTCTCGTTCCACTCTATATAAGAAACCCAATCACCCTCTGCACCTTCCGGAGCAGGAATATATATGGTCAAATCCCGCAGATTCGCGTCGAACAAAGGCTGGAAATTGTCCGCGTTGCCCCACGTGAGGGTCACGTTGATAGTGTCCGCAATATCCGTAACCACGGCGAACCCCTGCGTGAACAGCGGCACCCCGTCCTGATACAATGCCGCCGGAAGGCGCACATAGGGAGCGTCGGCATCCACATCCGGGCGGGCTGCCTGACCGATAGCCCGCATATTCGCAGGCGTGGGAGGCAGCGCAATGTTATAAGATCGGTTCGACTGAATACTGTCGAGGCTCGAAAAGATCGGACTTTGATAAAGCAGGGTTATGACCTCGTCACTCGACAGGTCGCACAGAATATCGTTGATATAAAGTTCGTAGGTCGTCATAGGTTGTACTCGCGTTTTACGACTTCAATAACCAGGTCTTGCATCGGAGCTCCGCTGTCCTCGGCTTCGCTGTCCTCCATAGAGCAGCGCACCCAATCGGAAAGGGTAGTATCCCACATCCACACTGCCTGGCTTCCGATGATGGTTTTGCACATCTCGTATATATCCCGCTCGACGATTCGACTGTGCAAGGTGTATCGCTTGGTTAGGGTCTTGTTCTGAACCTCGAAAGGCTGGAGGGTTTCATCGAGTTGCGTATAGGTGGAATCTACGGACATTTCGTCGGTCGTCATCTCGGGGGTCCATCGGTATACATACGGGATACCCGATTTGTCGATCCATTTGAGGAATACGCCGCTTGTGCACAGGTCAACTTTTACGGGGATAGATATAGACATCTCGTCCCCTGCGTCATATAGTATAGAAGCCATCAAAGCTGTCGGCGTATAATCCAAATCTTCTACAGACACAGGGTCGAATTCAATATATGGCCCAATCTCTTGGGCGAATGTTAATTGCCGTTCGGGATCACTCAATGTAACGGCATTGGACGCCGGGACGAATACGGTTTGACGAAACATTCCATAAGGATATATGACTATCTTTTTCGCCGCCGGGTAGTTGGTGGCATTCGTGTCGCCTTTGGCTTCCACATTGAGGGCTTTGATTTCATAGTCAGCATATCCGACAATCGGACGCGACGAGTATCCGACACCTCCGCCCGGATAGGAGGCGTTGAACATCACGACAATACCTTCGCCGTACTCCTTTACCAAAGACTCGCACACCGCGCCGATGGGGAATATTGCGACGCCCCGATCATCGGTTTTGCGGGCAATGGTTATTTTTTTCACCTCTTGATCTGCGACAGATGGGTACCATGTAGAGGGCAATACATTCCCCACGCCGACAAATTCATGTCGCATATAAAGTTTTCCGGACACTTCGCCCCCACTCAATGATCTGAATACCGGATACATTCGCGCATATTCGATCTCTTTATCTTGAATCTGTGAACTGAAAGTATATGCTTTCTCAAAGGTCCCCCGCTCCGGGATATCGACTGTCGAGTATCGTGCAATCCATTGATCCGTGTTATCCGTGAAATGCACTTTGATTTCAAATCCCAGTTGCGTAGCTTCCGCAGCCTCTCCTTTCAGTTCTACTCTATAAGTGATCTGTTTCCCTCGTATTAACGTATGGTCGATATAAATCATGCTATTGACTGCGTCGAAACACGAAGCATTTAATTTTGCCGCAACCCAATTGGCATGGGAGCCATTGACGATATTATTAACAGAATTGCCCACGTAGTAAACTTCGAGGGTTACATCTTGATTGCGCACAGCCTCTTCTAATGCCACCTTGACGTATGCGTATCGGCTTTTGGTGCAGAAAAAGGTATTAGGCACCGTTATTGAATTATCCCCTCCCCAAATAGTTTTCATATATCTATCGTCGCATCTAATAGTTTATAAATGGAGGTGTCGAGCTCCTCCGTGATTCTTTCGCTGATCCTTTCGACAACTTCAGGCAGCAGGTCTTTCATGATCTCCGTTCCGCCGCCCTCCTGATGGAGTACGTTTCCATGCTCCCAGACGCTCGAAGCAACGCCATACGCATTTATCGATCTTGGTTCGAGATTCCACCGCGATTCTTTGGCTCGCGCCCACCGCTCGATGGCATTCAGAAAGGCCCCGAAACTGCCGAACTCATCCTGCACGTCTTGCGGGGAACTTCCCTCGTCGATATTCTTGATGCCTTTGCGTCCGACAAATGAGACCGTAAGTCCGCCGTTCGTAGATTCATGGATGGTTTTAAGGCTTTCGGCCGTCGCTCCGGTCGTTTCCTCCGGGAGCCCCAAAGCGTTGACATCGGCGCCGCTGTTGGTCCTTTTGGTCATTATGTTAAAGGCGATCTGTTCGGCGAGCGGCCCGAACTCGTCCTCGCAGATGGTGATGATCCGCTCGGGGCTGAACACCTCTTCTATTTGCCGGATGGTGGGCATATCAGCAGATGTTATAGGTCATAATAGCGCTTAGGGTTACGCCAGCCACCAACACGTCGAATTTGCCGTAAAAGGGCGTCGCGTTGGCCACAAGCTCGACCTCTATCCCCATCGACCGCATCCGGTTGATAAATGCAAAGGCGCGTTCTTCCATCTTTTCGACGATTGGCTGCACTTCGGTCTCCGTGTCCGGCTCCGCTTTCCCGAGGGCGTCGCAGAAATAGAGCGTCGTCGTCCGGCGCCGCGTGTCCGACATCCGTGTTTCGGAAATCGTCTCGTTGAACTGACGGAGCAATACGGGGTATTGCTTTACGTCATCCATCAGATAATTAGCTTCGGCTATCCGGGCGTACATATAGGAACACAGTCCCTCCGCCTCGGCGCATTCTCTGAATATCTCGTTGATGCTTTTTTTCATCTTCTCCGTCTCCCGTTAGATTTGTTCGCTTCATAGATGGCCCGCTGTTCCATGTTGTCGCACTTGCAGGCTTCGAATGCTTCGTATACTGTTGCCCACGGCGTATTCCATGCTTTATTCATGTCAACGGCGCCGTTCATGATCTGGCAGTATTTCCGGCATACGGCGACAAGTCCGCGATTGGGTCGCTTGACACGCGCTTTCATCTCGGCGGCCGTGAGGGGCATTTCCAGCTTTTTCCACGATTTGCCGATACCTTCCAACCCTTTCTGTATAGCTATGAAATAGCGCTGGGCACGGATGAACCGGAGGCGTCCGATTTGCTCCTCGTCTACGCTGAACCCCGCGTTCCAATCCGGATTGCCGTCAACGCCTATGCGGTTGAATTTCACGAGCCCGAGCATCACACCGAGCACGATGCAAAAATATTCGTACGACGGTTTTCGGGCTTCTATGGCGTTCAGTTCGCCCATAGTGATGTCGGCAATGTCACGCACGGGCAGTCGTTTGTCGAGCCACATTCGGCGTTTCATAGGCACGAACTCCGGCTCCGGAAGGTCTTGGATGGCTTTTACGATACGTTCGGTACCCATGCTGAATAATGCACGGTTGCGCATCACAATATCATTAACCGTATCTTTGGGGGTTATCTTCATAGGTTGTAAGTATTGATCGGTTCGAATATCTCCGCGTAAAAGTCCGGGCACAGCTTAACATCGTCAACGATGCGGATGATCTCTCGGCATTCGTCTACCATATCGTTCCACACGCGGACGAGCCGATGCGTCGGAGATGTCCGGGTACTGTTTTCGGTGTTCTTCAGCTTTTCCCCGGCAACGGTGTTGAATGTCATATGGTCGCGCGAATAGTAGAAATAGACATATTTGGCAATTACGGATGTCCCCTTGTCCGGTTGCGCCAGCAGCGCCACAATAGCCGGGTAATCCTCAATATTGCCGGCGACATCCGGCCCCAGAAGCATTCGCAGAAACCGAGGCTCGTATTTGGCGATATATGCCTGGATGTCGCTTATGATTTTGGGGGCAGGTCCGGCGGGTTTGCTGTCGCTCTTGGTCTCTATTCCCGCAATATATGTCTCGGGATAGGTGAAATATCGCTCGTCTAAGATCATGGTATTTTATTTGAAGATAGGGGCGGCGTGTTGCCGCCCCTATCCGGTTACTCCTCCGAGGTCTTTTTATAGAACCCCTTGGCAATCATCATTTCCGCAGTAGCCCGCGACTTGATGAGAATCTCGCCCTTGTTGATCCCGTCATGCGCTTTGATGACTTCTACACGCATGACCTGAGATTCGGGAGCGCTACGACTGCGCCTAACAGGCGCGCGCGTCATAGCTGCTTCATCTTTCGCTTTCATGGGTTACTTGGCCTATTCTGATGCTGCTTTCTCGATGGCGGCCAGAGCGGTGTCGATGTCGGCGACATAGATATTCGCCTTCATATCCGGCCGTGTAACGAGGGCCTGCCCGCGATACCACAGCCACAGACGATACGAATCCGTCTCCGGAACGCGCTCGATCTCCATAGTGATATTGCGCTTGTCGTGCAGCTGGAGCGTCGTGGAATCGAGCACGACGAGCTCCGAGGCCGAGAGTTTCGGGGTCGGGATGATCGTCATGCCGTGAACCGACAACGCGCCATTGGGCAACACCGTGATGTAGTCGCCGAGCGTATTTTTCAGCGTGCGCATCTTGAACTCGGTGGCGTAGTTCATCAGCACGTAATTCGGAGACATCGAATCGTTAGTCTCGACCTTGGCCTGCGTCTTCATGGCGAGGATCAGATCGGCGATGTTGGGGGCCGAAACGCTGGCTGCTACGCCTGTCGTCGTTGCGTTGAATGCCGTGACACCGGATTTTTTCAATCCGTAGATGTGCTTGGGCTGCGAGGCGTCCACGCCGTCGCCGTCCCACAGCAGGGTGTCGAGCTTGGCGGCGATGCCCTGCTGTGCTTTCGTCTGCGCCCATGCCAGGAAATAGCCGAAATCTTCGGCGCTCTCGGCCGAGAAGGGCAGCACGGCGCCGAGCTTGGACAGCTCACGGTATTTGCCCGTAAGCGTGGCAGCGTCGGTGTTGGTGTGCGATTTCATCTCCTCTGCATACCCGGTTCCGTCCGTGTAGGAGGCGTCGTTGTACATGATGCGGTTCTTGTCGTCGGGCACATTGATGCGTGAGAAGAGTTGCACGAACGCATTGCGAGGGCTGGCGTCTGCGTAGATTTTCGTGGTCAACACCGTGCGGTTGGGGTCTTCGTTCGTTACGTTCGAGGTGTCGAGTTTGAGGGCGAATTCACCCGTCGATCGACTCCCCCGACCGCTGCGAATATCCTTATATGCGGCGGCGAACTCTTCCGATTTCAGCACCTCTTCCATAGCGGCGACCAGCGTTTTGTGTCCCTCCTGCTTGGGGGTGCCTTTCTTCATCGTGGCGATCTCGACGCCCTGGGCTTTAAGCGCGCCCTCCAGTTTTTCGACCTTCTCCGGCGACAGTCCGAGTTTTCCGAACTCCGCCTTGACAGCCTCGATGATCTCGTTCTGTGACTTGATGCCTGCGACCATCTCCTCGAACTGCCCCTTGATGTAATCTCCGAGCGCGTTCAGTCCTTTCTTTTCGTCCTCGCTGAACTCTACGCCAGCGGGAAGCACAAATGATTTAATCTCCATTCTTCTTTGTGTTTTTTGGTTAATTGATATGTGAACCTATTTTCCCGAACATGTTCTCAGTGAGTGGTTTCTCCGGCTCGGCTGCGTTCAATGTCTCGATGATTTGCTTTTTGATCTTCATTTTATCCTCCAATGACGCCGCATTGAGTGCATCGCTCATAACCTTGATGGCGTCCGGTAAACTCTTCACAGCACCGACGAATGCAGTTTCCTCGTTGGCTCCGGCAGTAACGACGGATATTTCATGCAACACGACTTCCTTAACGATGAACGCGTCAAGGGCTTCGTCATATTCCATTTTATCCCACACGTAATTGAATCCGAACGAGAACTGATTAATATCGCCGTCTTTGAGCTGGAACCACGCCCGCTTTGCATTTGGCACCGCGTCGAAGTTGCTCAGCTTAACTTCTGCATATGCGCCGTCTTCGCGCTCTTCGATAGACAGTATCCGGCCGATAGGGTCGGCGAAATCATGTTGCCACACGAACGCGATTTTGCGGTTTGTGGCTGATTCCGGGCCCCTGTCGTTAATGGACTTGGCGAAGCATCCTTTGATAAGAATATCGCCCGCGCTGTCCTTGTTCCCGAAATTAGCGAACTTCACGAGGATAATATGCTCGTCTTCGTTCGATATGTCCGCTTTTGTAACGGCGAACTCTTTGCGGCAGGCATTGCCCATTGCCGCCCGGCGTGCTTCTATTTGCTGAGATAAGTTCATGTTATACGATATATTTCAAAAGTTCTGTTTTAGCCTGCTCCGTGGTCATCAGACCGCCGGACACGGCGTTATTCAGGGCATTCACGAGATTGGTCATGCCCGCCGCCTGTTCGCGCTTAGATTCTTGGAAGAGTTCAAGATGATCGTAGTAGGGCATCACCTTGAAATCCTCAAAGCCGTATATCTTGTTGAGCACGGAGAATATATTATTTGCCTCGGGGATTATTGCGTCATTGTACAGTATCGTTTTCGCTTCTTTGGCGTTGGCGTATGTCGAACCTTCTACGTCGAGCAGCACGCTCGGCACTTGGTAGACATCGGCAATCTCTTTCTTGCATGATTTCTGAACATCCGTCAGCCCTAAGTCGGTAATTGTGGATGATACCGGGCTTACGGCGGCATTCATGGGCGTAACGGCATAGTGTACCTGATCGACCAACATTCCGTACTTCTTCTTGAACGCCTGCTCTATTTTCTTTTTCTCGGACTCTGTTTCCGGAAGTCGGGAATCCCGGATAATGTCACCGCTTCCGGAGGTAAGCGAGATGATTGCCAGCATACCGCGGTTTATCATTAGTTCGTGCGTCGCTTCATAGGAGGCAACGAACGTATTGATAGGCTTCTGCAACGCAATCATTCGAGAGATGCTGCCGCCGCAGGCGTTGAGATCATACGAGGCGTCCCGCACGATGAACATATCTTCCTTGGCAATCTTCATCGAAGCTCCGCAAATAGTTACGGTATAGTCCACAATGTTCGCATCAGGGATAAGCGATGGTGTTGGTGATGTTGCGGTGTTCTCCGTTACGAAAAGATTCGGCACGACGAATATTCCAAATTCTCCCGGAAGTCCAACGGCTTCCATGCGTGCGATATAGGCTTTGCCGAAAATCTGCGTCATGGCCTCGACGCATGCCACAAAGTTCGCGATATTCTGAATACTGTTCGGATGCGACATAGCTCGTATTGCGTCCGGCTTTTCAATATCTTCGCCATCCTCGGTGGTAGCGGCAAGGCGTAGGTTCTTGATCGCTGCGCATTTCTTCGTTATAACCGACATTAACGGTGAACAAAGAGTATAAGCCTTAGCTTGGCCTGCCTTATCGTTGGTGTTGATTATCCCGATGGTTTCGATTGACTCCTGAAATACCGGAGGTACACAGATATAATTCAATGTCGATACCGGCAATTTAGGGGCTGTATCGTTGCTCTTTTTGCGTATTTCGTAGCCGAATAGATTCATTATGCAGCTATTTGAATAAGGTTCTTGAATTCAGACTGAACGGCATATCTGGCGGCGTCCCATAGGTGATTGAATTCGTCGTGCGGGTAATTTATGGCGATGCCGTTCACCGTCTCCCACACGTACGAATTTGCCTCTATCAGCATGTTGCGCGAACGAATGCAGTGTATCTTGCATCCTTTCATGGCCGTGATGCCGTCCATGACAGACCCCGGGTATTTCCGCACGGGGATGACCGTAAGCCCTTGAATGCGCATTGCGGTTATCATGCTTTCGGGGGATTTGGCATATTTGTCGGCGCTATCTGCATAGCATCGGGATACTCCGTTTGTGAAGTGCGGCGAAAGCGCTGCATACAATTTCGAAGTGTCGTCGATAGGCTGATATATCAGCTCCTGCAAATAAAGATGGTTCGGGACACGGAATCCGACACGTACGCAGGCTGTGGGGTCTGCTGTGAATCCGAAGTCGAGGCCCAATACAACGCGTTCGATGTCTTCGGGGAATTCGTCGATCCAGTCGATGTCGGGGAATATTAGCCCCTCCTGCGCGGCACGTACTCCGAGGCCGTACACTTTCCAACGCCATTCGTCGGCAGTTCCGGCGGCGATATTCTCGGGTGTGGGTTCGTATCCCTCAATTGTGCGACGAACCCCCGCCGGGCAGAAGGGATTATCCTTGTACGTCGTGTGCGTGAAAATAGTATCCGGGGCGCCCTCCATATGGAACGCCCAATGCTCCGTGTATTTCGGGTTCCAGTCACCGATGACCATCCGCGTGCAGCGCATGGTGATATTGTCGAATTGCGCACGGCTTACACCGTCGAGCATCTCGTTGAAATATACTATGTCGCAGTCGTGGCCCTCTTTGACATCCATTTTGTCGAGACCCCGGAAACGAATCACACTATCCTTGATGCGATATTCAGGGAGAATATTTTCGCCACGCATACAATCGGGATCGTATACGCCGCGTAGTTGCAGCTTCTTGCGGAAGTCGTCCAGCGTCTTTTCCTTGCAATCTTGAAGCGTGGCCCGATAACAGTATATTTTAAGAGGTACGGACGATGATGCGCAGATGTCATACAGAAAGTCCGCCGTGTCGAAAGTCTTTCCAGATCGGGAACTTCCCTCGTCGAAGATACGGACGACGGCGCCGCTCCCGGCGTATAGCTGGTAGAGGTACATTTTGACTTTGTATGTCTTGCCTCTGTATGTTACGGGATCGGGCGTCATTCCTTTACTGTCATTTTGCCTATGGACTGGATGATCTTAGCAGCTTCGGGATCGAGGACCACGGGAATAGGCTGTGTTGCAACCGTTATCGCCTTGCCGTTTGTTGTCACATCCTGGCGGTCGGCAAGATGAAGAACACGCGACGCAATCGTCGGGTTGTACTGCTCACACATAGCACCCTCCAACTGATCGGATTCGATTCGCGCGCGCACGCGCGCACACACGCCGAAAAACTCGTCGAGTTTCTCGTATTCTCTGAATGTATCAGGGATTATCCCGGCGAATACGGCGAAGCTGGACAATGTCAGCGGGCGTTCATAGGGTACGGGAATTATCGAGCCGTCGCCCAATACCTTGTTGCTGTATCGCGGATTCGCTTTCACCCATTCGACATACTCTTCGAACTTGGCTTCAAGAGCTTCGGGGGTATATGCACGAGGGCGGCCCACTTTGCGGGTGGGCTTGTTGCCGGTTGTCTTCTTGATTCCTTCCGTTCTCTTTGCCATAGAAAAAAGGGTCTGCGGCCGGATGAATAGCCACAGACCCTTCCAAGAACTACTACCAACAACGTGTGTCCTACAACGTGTCCTTTCGTCGTTAAGATTCGCGGATGCTACCGCTCGTCTTGTCCGTGGGCTATATCTTCATAGCCTTACGATGCAAAGGAGCCAACTCTCGGCACATTATGCAAGAGTTCGACGAAAAATTTTCAGATTTTTTTTGTGGCCAGGGGATTGATGGGGTGAATTGTTCAAAAAGTTTGTGTTTTTCTTAGGGGAAAAGCCTGCTTCAAGGCGATTTATTGTTCAATATGTACAAAAAATCCCCGAGCTCGTGGCCCGGGGTCGATGGGTGTTCGGTGTTATCGCTATTTGTTATCGTTATCCTTCGTGTTTATTTCCGGGTGCGCTTCCAGATACATATCGCGCAAAGGAATACTTAACACGAAGCATACATCTGATATGGAAATAGCATAATCGATGTCTTTGCCCTCTTGTTTAATTTGAATCGATGGATAATTGTATACTATGTTTTTAATTCCATCAAATATGGGGCTACTCAAGAGGTCAATAAGCACCTCTTTGGCTGCAATCTCTACATCCAGCGGAGTGCGAGGTTTTTTACTATCGATACGCTCGAATAAAAGCGTCTTATTATCAGCGAGGAATTTATCACCTACTATAATTTCATATATCTGCTTTCCGTTCTCATTGAGAACCATCGGGCTATTTTTCATCGCTAAAACGTTTATTGCTTTTTGATCTTTTGTTACCAAATAATCTTTGATACTCTTCACATCCATTTTAACGCTGTCAATATCCTTTTGTAGGGTTTTCACGTCGTTTTTTATCTCCTCAATGGCTGGTTCGTGGGCTTCACATGCTTTCACCCTTGCGTCGAATTTGGAATACCATCCTCTTATATGCCATACAGCATATGCAACCACCAGCATTGCGAATATGCCGGGGTAGTTTTCCATGATCCAGCTCCAAATAGTTTCAAGCATAGTAGTGGTTCTTTGTTACAAATATAACATTTTCCGAGCAAATAACGCGCAAAGGTAGTGAATTATTCTACACTTTGGGTAAAAACGCCCCGGCAGAAGTCGGGGCGGGAGTGGGGAGGGTGGGGTTATTGAATCTCGGTAATATCTCTATTGAAATAAAATATTTCTGTTTTTTTCTCCATTGCTCCTATTTTATTGGCAGAACGGTATGAATGCTCAAAGCACCAACCGTGAATGTCATTAACGGATGCTGAATCGCAAACCCTTTTTAACGAATCTATATCAGTATCTATTGAAGCGATGTATGCTAACTGTTCCTTTAATTGGGTTGAATCCAAGTAATATATATAATCTTCGCGGCTTTTTTTATGATCTATTGCTACTTTAAGAACTTTTTCCGCTTGTTCTTTTATCAGGATCGGTTCAAGTTCTGAAAATTTAATAGGCTCGTAACTTTTATAGTCGTCGAGATTTTCTTTCATGTATTGTTTTACCAATCGTTCGGCTTTCTTCTGATTGGAGTTACATGAACATAAAATAGCCATACATACGGAAAATAGTAAAAGTTTCTTCATGTTAACCTATTTTATTTGATTTTTCAATATATTATTTTTTGAGATGTTCAAGCCATTCAGTCCATGTCATAAGTTCATCACGACGGTATGAACCGGCGACTATTCCGTCTTTTGTACATACAAAGGACCCATTGGAATTAAGGCTGATTATTTTCATCTGCTCTTCTGTTGCTATGCGAACTACGCGACTTCCGATTACCCAATCGGGCATGGAAGCGTCTTTTTGTTCGCCTTGTGCCTTTCCCGATTTTAATTTATTACTGACGCGTTTATCCATGCGTGCGATATATTCTTTAATCTGGGCAACATCATTTGTCATTCCCCACAACTTAAAGAAGAGAATGATTTGTAAAATACCGAAAACAATCAACAATAAAGTAGCAATAAGTTCCATACACGTTCATTTTATTATTATACAATTTACCCCTCTCCGAGTATTCGGAGAAGGGCATGATTTTATTTTTAGTGCTATTATGTGTGTGCTTTGGCATACGGTTCCGGCTCTCCTCCGGTAGGCATTAGTCTAATTAGAATACACTTAGCCCTCTTTTTTTAGGGCGACTTCGCCCTTGTTTTTTGCCCTCTCTTCTCGGAATAGGTCAAGTAGTACCCCATTTTGCCGAATTAGTTCCTCGTTTTGTCGAAGGACTTGGTCTAAATACTTCTTCATAGTGTTTGAATTATTTAAGTCAGTTTCCGAAAGTGTTGCGTCTTCTTCTCTTTGACTGACGGGTTGGTCGGTAGTTTTAAGCATTGATCCTTCGCCGGTCAATAGCCACCCGATATTTAAATCGGGAAATGATTTTGCTATTTTAGATTGGGCGTCTATGCGTAGCGATTGGGTAGTGGGCTTAAATGTTCCATTCGGCAACCCTGATTCTCGCTCAATAGCTGCTTTGGTTGTTTTCTTGTGTTTTGCATAGATATTTATGCGCTCTACGATTGTGCTCATAATGCGCTGAATGTTAGGTGTTTTATAATTTTCGCAAATTGCATAAATATTTATTATTATATTTTAGATCTATTTTTGTGTGGTGTATTAGATTTTTAATCTATATTTGCATTGTGGAATTGAACTACACCGCAAAGGTAAAGAGTTCTACGCCGCAAAACAATGTAAAGATATATAAAAAAGATTGGAATAACCAAATCCGAAAGGGCGAAATAGTGCGCCAATAGGGTTTACAACGTTCTTTGAACATGAAATCGTTAATACACAAAGAGACACGGATTGTCGATGCCAACATTTTCGTTGACGCCCAAAATCAAATACCGTGGGTGAAAATCCAACGTAAAATATACATTCTCGGTTTTTGCGTGAGTGCAAATATCCGAATGTTGCTCATTACGAAAGAATTTCAGGCAATACGATAGTAATTTGGAAAGACAGTCGGTTCGCTGCGTTGTCCCGTCGGATGCTGTCAGTGTTAGCGCCGAACCCCGCTACGGAAATACAAAATCCGGCTTTTGCCCCTGTTGTGTCTTTATGCTCTGCCGTTACCTCAATATCGAATTCCAGATGTGTTAAATGGCGCAGGGTCTTATTAATGACAATACAGTCGGGCGTTGCCGAATCATGATAGGTTGGAGCAATTATAGGCGGTAGTATTACTGCGTCTGGATTGAATCTCTTTTGCGCGATTTGTACGCCCTCGATCGTCTGACTGATAACGTCGGCGATGTAGTCTTTGAGGTCCATAGAATTAGTTCTTTGAAAAACATTTTTTGAATTATGGGAAAAACAACAACCATTCGCTTCCCGAAGTTGGAGGCGACAAGCGTCGATGAAATGATCGACAAACTCACTGAATTGAAGCAGAAACTCGATGCCAACGGCGAACGCAAGGTGTATTTATTCACCATCGCAGTCGTCAAGGAGGGCAGCGGCGATTAGGCTGGCCGCTTCATCTTGTGCCGCACGTTTGGCGACAGATTCGGCTATCCGGTCGATGTATGTCCGAAACTCGTTGCAACAGCAGCGCGCCTGCATATTATTGCCATTCCATGATATTATGGGATTTTTTCCGTGTACGGGACAGATTTCGGCGGATAGCTTTTCGGTGATTCGGGCGTTGATGTTGGCAGCAGACAGTTCTTTCATGGTTTTATCAGTTCTTTGAAGTTAGGTTTTTTATGGTTTCGGAAAGGTTCTCGATGGTGCGCTGCTGGGAAGCTACCAAAGCCAGCAATGCGGAAACCGTGGGAGCGGGGGCGACATTGGAGTCGTCGATAACGTAATCGTCAATGTCGGCATATCGACTGCATAATATGTCCATATGCTCAGGCGTAAATCCGTCGCCGTTCTTCTCCATTCGAGAAATGCGGCTTTGATCCATTCCCAACATATTTGCAAGTGCCGCCTGTGTTAACCTTTTGTCTTTTCGAAAACGTTTGAAATCAATCATATACAAAGGGACTATTAAAAAACTTGTAAAAATATGAGCATAAAATTTGCATAATTAAAATAATATGCACATATTTGCATTGTGATACACAGCAAAGGTACGAAGACCGCCGGGTATTGAAATGTAAAAATATACAAAAAAACTGAAACGCCATGAAAACTTACAACAAATCGAAGATCATGAAGAACGCATGGTATCTGAAAAAGGTGCAGCCGTCGATGACTTTCTCGGCTTGTCTGAAGAAAGCATGGCGCAACGAGAAGATCGCGGTGATGACGGCGATAATTGAGAACCGCCCGATGGAGGAGCCGACACGCCCCGCCCTCGATCCGCTCCCGCTGATAATCCCGGCCGACTACTACGGAGACAGCAGAACCTATTACGGGGACTAACACGATACGGAAATGAACGAAGTAACCCAATCAGCCGACCACCTGACGGCCTTACTCGAAGAGCAGGCGGAATGTATCAAACGAATACTTGAAATTTTAGACAAATGATGAAAACACAGATTGAACAAACCCCCGAGAACAACGCCTTTGTGAAAGGTTACAACGAAGTACGGGCCCGCAAGCGGGGGCGGGGCATTGCGATCCTATTGATGGATGAGATCGCCGCTACAATTTCACGCAACCGCAACGGGAAACCGTACAGCAAAGAATCGATGATCAATTACAAGTACGGCAAAAATGCGCTGTCAATCGTAGACCGGCAAGCGATAGAGGATATTTTCGCCCGCTACGGGGTGGCTGATCCTTGGGGCCTCGCATAAGAACAGCTAACCAACAACCACACACATATGAAACACGAACAACTGACCCGCTGCGAAATGCGCATTGTAGAATGCCTTTCAGACGACTGCATGACGGCGCGAGAAACCGCCGAGCACGTATGCGTGACGTATCAATGTTGACCGTATCAATGTGTCGCTAACCACTTGCAGATCATCTACGACAAGTTAGGAATCGCCCGTAATCTACAAGCCTTGACAAAATGGTATTGGACAAAAGGACGATATGATTTTCCCGCGCCGCTTTGACCGGCGACACGGGAGCCAATAGCAGCCCGCAAGGGTTAGGGGTTTGATCGCTGGCAATAACCCCAGCCGCAAGGCAGAAAGCGATCCGGCAGTCGGAGCCGCACCATTCCGACCGACGCCTGCAACGTAACTGCACTATGTGCCGCCATTGAGAAGATGCGGCCGCGAGTAAGCAAATAGCCGAAATGCGCGAAAGACCGGCACGGGCTCCAAGGCTGCGATGATATGAGCGGCGAGGACCACCGGGATAAATAGAACGCAAATTATGCCCGTGCGGTTTTGATCGACTTCACGGGCTCCAATGCGGGCTGAGTGCACACGTTCTTTCTGTCCATTTTGCAATTTAAGTTAGTGGTTATCACACCGCGCAAAGCCCGCACCCTTGCCCTGATGGCGCCGATGCACGTGATCGGTGTGCCTGGCCTTCGATGGTGTCAGGGCGCAATAACCTTAAAATTTCAAGGCTATGAAGAAAGATTCAAGAAAGCCCCAGGCCCGCATCTTGGCCTACTTCATCAGAGGCGGCACGCTGACGGTGTGGAAAGCGATGAACAAATTCGGCACAACAGAGCTGCGAAAGATCGTCACGCGGCTCCGGCGTAAAGGCTACATCATCGTCGGCGATTGGTGTTACAGCCACGATGCCGACAGAGGGCGGATCGTCCGCTACAAAGAGTATCATATGGTCGTTAACCCTGAAATTGCACAAATATGAGAACCGAGACATTCAAGGCCCGGAAATTTCTGGGCATGGACTTCACTCCGCGGAAGCGATACCGCGCGGAGATCGAACGGCTCGAGCGCGTGAATGCGGACATTCGCCGGAGTTTCACCGCGGGTGAAAAAGACCGCAATGACCTCCTGAAAAAGTGCGCCGAAGAACGGAACATTCGTTATGCCGCTGAGGCCGAATTGCAAAAGTATCAGCGTAAACGCGGCGCCGGCGGGCGTTTCGTCAAAGAAAAGGCGTGACGACGCCTTACTTACGTCATAACAAGAACCGTCGCCCGCCATCCGTGAGGCCCGCGGGCGATATTTGGAGGGTTGGCCGAGTGGTTGAAGGCTCCGGCTTACTAATCCGGCGAGCGGCAACGCTTCGGGAGTTCGAATCTCTCACCCTCCGCAACCCCTTTGTTGGTGATGCAAGTAGAGCGACGATAGCGCAAGGGATTATTGCCGATTGCGCGGCAATGGCAAAGCGGAACAGACGCTTGACTCTATCGGACAGGTTATGCGAAAGCATCTGGCAGCCGGGAAAGACCGGCATTTATTGAGCTATGGTGTAACGGTAACACATCACCCTTTGGAGGTGGCGCTTCCGGTTCGAATCCGGGTAGCTCAACAAGTGATAAGTTCTTGTAATTATGAATTATATTTTCAAGGATATTAAAGAAAAGAATCTCGTGCCCTTACGGCTCGATAGAAACACGGTAATCCTGGTTCCTCCGGAGAAAGCCAACGACAAGTACAAGGCACGCTATCTCAAAAATGCCGAAAGATCGCGGAGGATGGCATTGAATTTGGGGTAAATTCTAAATAAAAGTGGAGTGTCCTACCACTCCACGACGGTAACTTGTTAAGCCGCATTATTGACCGGCACCCAAATCCTGAAAGCCTTCGCTTTTTTAGGATAAATGATCTTGCCATTCTTACGGATGTACTTGCAAAATACGAGCTTGCACAACTTGCCGTTTACGAATTTACCGGCTGGCATCCTATCCACGAATAACCCCGAATTGCTGAAATAATTTTGCAGATTCAAAATGATTTCCTATATTTGTGAAGCCAAACCACCCAATTGAGGGTAAATCAGAAAATACAAAACGTCTTTTAGGGCGTGTTCTCGGTTCACTTCTGCACCCGCAGTTGTGGTGGTTTGGCGACTAACTGGAGGGCACGTCCTTCTTTTTATACGTATTGTTCAACTAACTTGTGTTAACCAAATGCCAAACCACAACACGAGTTGCAAAACGGGGAATAAAAGTACCCGTGCAACGCATCGTACCTGCTTTTACCGTTGCCATCTCAAGGCAGCCAAATCTACATTCTCGTTAGAGAAGGTCGATTACACCAACATTATCCGCGCTACCAGCGAGGAACACGCCCTGGGCTGTTTCCTTGCTCAGTTTCGCTTGATATATCCGACGTATGCTGTCGTCGTCGGCACCATACTCGTAAGCCGGGTATTTCCTCCCAAAGTCAAACATTAACCCGTTGAATTATGACAAGTCTTGTAACCCTGTTGCTGTGGCTACTGCCCATAGCCGCGGTTTTCGGTATCGTCTACTCCGACAAGCGCATCTACGACGCCGTGGAGGTCATTCTCACCCGCGTATTTGAAAAATTCGATTAGCTATGAAACGACAAGACTACATTAAAGATCATGCGGTAATCCTTAAACGTCTCTGCGATAAACGTGACAAACTGAACGTTGAATCCATGAAGACGGGATTGACAAAAAAACGATATCAGGCTATCGTTGCTGATCTAAACTTTACGTGTATGCACATAGCACAAGAGGAGGAGCGGATATTGTTCGCCCTTGGCAAACTTCGACCCGAAGAGGCTCGCAAAGAATACCAACCTGGCCACTTCCAAGTTTACGAAGGAATTGGAGGAGAATTGCAAAACATCAAATTCGATTAACCATGAGAAAGGAAACCAAGCCTCGCTGGGGTCTTGACGACATCAACAATCTGATATATATGTATCGCCACGGCGCCAGCATCGAAGAGATAGCGGCGGAGCTAGGGCGAACTGAATGCGCCGTGAAGATGCGGCTCTCCAAACTTCGGGATGCGGGTCATCTCCCCGCGTCCGAAGTCAAAGGCAATCATACCGAAGCAATGCCCGTTCCGTGGCCGTTCGCAGGCTGGGATGAGGATCATCGCAAACATCCAACCTTTTTACACCGCCTGTTAACATGAACACGCAATACCTCACTACGACGACATCCCCGGCCCTCCCGGTTACAGAGGAGCTGGTGGACATTCCCAGCGAGCACATCACGGGTGAGCGCGGCAAATGGTCGAGAATCCGATCCCGGCTGACGGATGTAGATTTCAAGCTGATCTTCCAAGCCATCCGGGAAGCTATCGACAAAGATGTCCACCGCGATCAGGACGGCCAGATATACACCGTTGCCTACAAAATCTACGACATCCGGGCGATACATCATTACGAACCGATCACCGAAATGCGCTACGATGTGGATTTCGGATGTTACGAGGAGGTTCAGATCGGATGCCGGGACAGCATCGAAATATTGAATGTCACCGACATCGACGGTAGGATATGGCCGGGCCACTTGGCCAGTTTGAGAAATTACGCAAAACAAAACAACTTATAATACATGAAAACACGTATTGAGGTCAGAAGCCGTGCTACTGGCAAGCTGATCACCAGCCATGAGGAGAACCGACGCATGATGGCCAAAGAGATCGAGAAAGCCAAACGGGATTGCATGCGTCATCTCGATCCGGCCAAAGTTACAGCACCTTCAGTAACCTATATCGAAGACTAAGCCATGAAAGAGTTAATCGCCATCCAGTCGGAATTGAAAGCCCCCAAAGGGCAGTATAACAGCTTCGGGAAATACAGGTACCGGAGCTGCGAGGATATTCTTGAAGCGGTCAAACCGATACTCAAGGCGCACGAATGCGTCCTGAACCTGTGCGACGACATCGTCGCCGTCGGGGACCGCTACTACGTGAAGGCCACGGCGCGCATCACGAACGCCGCCGGAGAGGTCGAAACGGCAACGGCCTTTGCTCGTGAGGACCTCGACAAGAAGGGTATGGACGGGTCGCAGATCACGGGTACAGCATCCAGTTATGCCCGCAAATATGCCCTTAACGGGTTGTTCTGCATCGACGATACGAAAGATGCGGACACGGACGAGCGGCACACGGAGAACGCCAACCGGGCGGCGGCACAAAGTACCAAAACAGCACAACCGTCCACGGTCCCGGCAACTGCTCCGGCCCGCAAGCGTATCACGATGGAACAGCTGGACGACGCCATCGTCTGCGACCAGCTGATGAAATGGATGTATGGATTTCTCACTACGGCAAACTATGCCGCGGACTTCGACGCCGGAGCGCGATTGCTGAAATCATACGATGCCGATGCGGCTGTCGTGGAGCGATTCTCGGAGCTATTTGAATCCTATCGTCAGGCCCGGAAAAATGCGAAGTGATATGGAGACACAGGTAACATTGATTCGGGAAACGGCGTCTGCCTCCGAGCTGGCCGCCCGGGCTATCTCCTCGGTTGTAAACGGGGAGGTAGACCCGATAACGGCCCATATCAACATCAGCCGTATGGAAAAGGCCATAGCCCTCTACAAGGATAACGTCGATGTGCGAGACATCACGCTGCGGGAGTTGTCCAAATACGGTAAGAAGCAGACGTTCGGCGACTGTGTGCTGGAAGAGTGCGAATCCGGCGTCAAATACGATTATTCGATGTGCGGCGATAGCAAGCTGGCGGATATGTACGCCACGCTGGAAGCCCTGAAAGCCGACATCAAGGAACGGGAAACGATGTTGAAGCACATACCGTCATCCGGGGTTGCAGACCCCGATACTGGCGTGGTGATGTTCCCGCCGGCTCGGAGCAGCAAAACGGTAATTAAGACAACTTTCAAAAAACAATAGGAATAATGGCAGAACTTATCAATGTGTCGCTGTGTGTCAGCGACATTCCCAGGGACAAGATTTTCGTCGCCGAAAACGGCAAAAAGTACATCAGTATCTGCGTGTCGGAACTCCGCGAGGCTGACCAGTACGAGAACACGCACTGTGTATTCATGCGTCAGTCCAAAGAGGAACGCGAACGCAAGGATAAACGAGTGTATGTAGGCCGGGGCAAGGCGGTGGTGTTCCGCTCGTCAGAACCTACCCCCGACCAAGTCGCCGATTTGCCGGTGGCCGAGACCGTAGATGACCTCCCTTTCTGACGTAGCGCGGTATGGTTTACGATCTGAACACCGACATCGATCGGGAGCGCTTCAAGCGACGTGCAAACGCTCTAATGACGCGTCGGGCCGTTGTCGAGTGTTCGGAGCGCAAGCCCCGGCGTACTTCCCCGCAGAACCGCTATTTGCACGTGATACTCGGCGAGTTCGCAATGCAGACAGGATGCACACTGTCGTACGTGAAAACGGAGTATTTCAAGAGGTTCTGCAATCCGGAGTTATTCGTGCGTGTCGAGTTCGACGAGCTGATGCACAAAGAGATTGAAAGGCTCCGCTCGAGTCGGGACCTAGATACCGGGGAGATGACAACGGCGATAGAACGTTTCCGCAACTGGGCGGCCGCGGAGGCCGGGATAGACCTCCCATCGCCCGAAGACGCGGAATGGATAGGGTTCATCGAAAGGGAGATGCAACACCAGCAAATATGGATATGATATGGCGAGAATACGAACTATAAAGCCACAATTTTGGGATGACGCGAAAATAGGCCGAATCCCTCGTGACGCCCGTCTGCTATATATAGGCCTTTGGACCTTTGCGGACGACTTAGGTGTGGTGATCGCCGATCCCGTTTGGCTAAAATCAAAAATATTTCCTTACGACAGAATACAGGTTCAACAGATGGAGGCGTGGTTAGGGCTGCT